AATTAGAGTAGTATTTTTATCTATTTCCCAATTTAATGTTATATCTGATGTATGGTTATAATCTGGATATATTTCAACAGCTTGTAATTCTTCACTTAACCTTTGATAACTGCCTGAAATAGTAATAGTTGGTGCAATAGTTACACCTTCATCTATACTTAGATCACTATTGCTTACACTAAATGTTAAATCAAACATATTACCAATGTAATCATCTGTTTCCCAGGTTGCTAAGAATAAAGTATTTGAATCGCTTGTAAATTCACTTGTAGGTGGTGTATAACTAGAACCTGTATATCTAACTGTGTTTGAAAATCTTACAGTATCTAGATAGCCTTTATAAAAATTTGCAGCGGCGCCTGTTCTTGCACCTATTGTAATATCATCGTTTTCTACTGTGTAATCTGCTGCATCTGTTATAGTAGCTTCTAGTGTACCTGCAACATAAAATCTCCATTCGCGGTCATCTTTTACAATAGCAACGTGTGTCCAACCTGCTAATCCTGGAGTACCTGAAAGTATTGGTCCATTAAATTGTTTGCCACCAGCATAACATTTAATTCTATTGCTTGTATCAATAAAAATATAGGGTGTATTTGCTGTAAAATCGTCTTGTGGCCTTGTATCAACAAGTTGCATTGTATTGTTGTTTACATATGGATTTGCCCAAAACTCAAGTGTCATATCACCTGTACCAATTGCATACTGATCTTGATAATTGTATGCTCTTAACCATTGGCTGCTTGCACTATCAAAATCAAGATGGTAACTGCCTTGTTGTGGATCTGTTGATGTTCTTGTTGGTGCGCCTACACTTCTTTCTAAACTATCAGCTGTAGCTTCTTTATCTCTAACATATGGCTTTGTATCATTTTCCCAAAGTATTGAACTAACATTAGATTGGTATGACGTATCGCCCATATACATAAGATCTTGGTAAAAGTCTACAGTGTGATTTGTGTTTAGGCTGCTTACTGCACTTCTTGTAACATTACCATTTGCACTATGATTAGTTCTTGTAACTAATTGTACATCGTAGAATGCAACATCAATTGTAGCTTCTATTGGACAATTAATTAATGTTGATCTTGTTCTATTAGCTGATGAACTAATTGTTGCATTAGCCGTAATGCCAGCTTCTGGTAAAAAGTTGCCTACTTCCCAGGTTTTAGATTGTGCAACACCATTAGCAGTATATTTTATAGTAATATCATAACTAAAAGTGCCTAAGAAAGTTGAAGGTAACACAATAGTACCTGCTTTGACAGCTGCCCAATCACTAGCACTTGAAATACCATATACTTTGTATATGCCGCCGGTTGTGTAAGTTACATTTGAAGGCAGACTTGTCCATTGCACTTGTGAACCTGCAACACCGCTTATGTCTATTTCTACAACTACATTTGCAAGACTTGGTTTGATAACTTCTACAATATCAATTGATACTTGTATTGGAAAACTAGTACCTGTAAGTATGCCTGTTATATCTCTTGCATTTGGATAATTGAATAATACATTTTCAGGACGATTATCAGTATATGTAAATGTATTTGTTGAGTAATTATTTAGATCTTCTAGTGTACTCATTGTATGTCAATCTCCGCGCTTGAAATGCCAGCACCATAACGTGCATTTTGCAAATAATCATTCATACAATCGCCTGGCTGTGTCATTGTATTAGATAATTTAAATTTTATATCTCTACCAATTGATGTTAATTTTTTAGTTTGTTCTGAACTATATCTAAATCTTATAATACAAAATACTAGATCATTCATAGTATCAGTAGATGACCAATTTGGCATAATGTCATATGCGTTTGCACTGTTACCTGTGCTTTCTGTAGTAAAAGTAGTTGGCGAAGTTGAACCGCCATTAAATGGATAGACACTTATTAGGCCATCCCATTGATTACTTGAATTGCCGCTATCATCCCATATTGTTTCTACAGTTACACCGTCACTTCTAAAACCAATACGCATATTGTCAATATACATTTCTTCAAAACTAATTGCACTTGGAGTACCGTCAATTAAATTGCCTGTCTTTTCGCAAAGTGTTACACACACCCACATTTCAAAATTATTTGCTGCCATTACTGCATCAGTTATTCTACCAGACACAAATGCAGTACCATATAATACAGGCACTGAAAATTCTGTGTCTGGATCTATGGCAATTTGCGAACCTCTATCTTTTGGTTGATTAGCTTTAGCAATATTTTTTGATACACGATTTAGTGCATAACCTAATAGTGCTGTTCTTGCTAAACTGCTACCAATAGAATTACCTCCAAAGACCTTTTTACCAAAGCCAACTATACTATCTATAAAACTCATTATGGTGCTCCAAAATTAAACTTTGTACCTTTTAGTGTTGGCACTCTATCCATTGATGTATCAGTTGGAAAGAACTTTTTCTCACTGTTTGGATTAGTTTTTCTACCTGCTACTTTTTGTTGAAGCAGGCCTATATTACTATTGCATTCTAGCATTAACATATGATTGCTAGTTCTTTCAACAACATCAAATTCTTCTTGTATTGAATAATTGTTTACAGTGCCAATAAACTTACCTACATAATCACCAATTAATGCACCAGTAGATACATCAAAATATCCACGATATATTCTTATAGGTGCACCTTTTATTTTACTGTAAATAATTTCTTCAATATTATTAGTTGGTATACCACTTATACCAATTGTTATTGTGCTTTCACTAGGACGTAGTTCATTTGTGCTTGGGGTTATACTTAAAAATTCCCCAAGTGGTGTATAAGTTTCACTGTTTATTGTTTTAGCACTGTCATAGTCTGAAAAACGTAATACTTGTGAAGTATAACCTGCACCACTACTAGTTCGATATTCGTCTATTTGTAATCTTATAAAAAGTCCAGTGCGTACACTTGTATATGAGTCTAAATTAGGCATTTACACCTCCACAAATACAAATGGTCCACTCCAACTTACCTGTGCGGAATCTTTTGCTCCTGACACAGTCCATTGTGGGAATTGTACGCAAATTACTGTATAGGATTCTTCACTGCCTGGTGATACATTTCCATAATACCAAGGATGAGTTGCATATTGAATTGTCATAGTAGCAGTAGTATGTCTATCTAATGTTTCAGCTGCTTCTATGTTTGATTTAATGTCAATCCAGCGAGGACCATCAGGTAGTTTAACTGTAAATATTTTTTTAGGTGTGCCGCGACTAGTTGCTTTTACCGTACCATCTCTAGCCTGTGTGCTACCAACAGTATCTAATCTGTCTATGCTTAAACTTTCAGCATTATTTAAAACCCATTGAAAACTCATATCTGTTTATCTCCTCGTTGGTATCTTTCTTGCACCTTGCTGTGCCACTGCGTGTATAAAGCCTGGATCTCTTGCAATCATTTGTTTGAAACTTGATGCATCTACTGCGTTAATATTATATGTAACTGCACCTCCACCAAAGTTATTAAGTGGCGTAATGTTTGCAGGACCAGTAATTAATTCAGGACCAGCCTCTCCTACAACACCAAATTTGCCTGCTGGTAGTGTTCCTCCATTTGCAAAGAATCCACCAAATAAACTATTTGCACCGCTTGCACCACCTCCAGCACCAAATGCACCAAATGTTTGTGCAATTAATCTTTGTATCTGACTGCGTAATAATTCTTCAAGTATTGTTGCAACAAGATCCTTAAATTCAAATTTACCAGTCTTAGCAAAATTCACAATTGCATCTTCCATACCTCTTGTTGTTTTGTTAAAGATACGTTCTGCAGCTTTGGCAGCATTTGTTGCTTCATCTGCATAACGTTCATATGCTCTACTCCAACCTTTTTCAAATGTTTCAGCGGCACGTTCAGCAGCTTTTCTTGCTTGTTCTTCAGCTTCTGCTTTTACTTTTGCTGCTTCTCTTGTAATCCTTGTTTCTTCTTCTTTGGCTCTGCGGAAGCGTTCTAGATTGCTTTCAATTAGTCTTGCATCAGCTTGTCGTGCTTCAATTGCTTCTTGTGTTCTTCTGTCAATATCTGCAAGTGCCTGTTGAATCTTTTCAGGGTCAATACCTTCTGCCTGTGCTCTAATACGTTCTTTAGCAGCTTCTGCAAGACGCAATTCTTCAAGTTCAATTTGTTTAAGTGTACGTTCAATACCTTGAAGTCCACTTAATGTAGCAGCTTCTGCACTTTGTGCAATACGAGCATCAATTGTATCAATAGCATTCTTAGTATTTTCATCTAATTGTTTTAATTTTTCAGCAAGTTCATCTGCTTCATCGCCTGAATTTTTAAACTTCTCTGTGAGTAATTCCATTGCAAATGCATAGGTATCTAAACTAATGCGTCCTGCTTCAAGATCTTCACCAAGTTTTGTAATTGCTAATTGAGTATTAATAATTTCTTCATTTGCATCATTTGCACGATCTAATATGCTATTATAGAATTTGGTAAATGCATCTTCTTCAGCAAGTTCATTTGACTTTTCTTTAAGTTCTTGTACTCTTGCTTTTGCAGCTTCTAATTCATTTTGTGAACCACGTAATAGTTCTATAAAATTATCAACTTGTCCATTTGAACGTTCAAATGCTAGATTTAGTTGTTCAAGAACAATTTCAGCATCAATTACACGTTGATTAGCTTTTTCTAATTCTGTACGATAATCTGTATCTGCAAATTTTTGTGCTTGTTCAATAAACTTTTGATGAGGAGCAAGCACCGCATCTAGTGCTGCTTTTCTTGCATTTTCTGCATCTGCAATTTTTTGAGCTTCAGCAGCAAGTTCTTTTTCTGCTTCAAGACGCTGCTGTAATAATTGAATAGTTTCTTCTAATGCTCTTCGTTCTTCAATATTATCTAAACGGGGAATTGGGAAAGCGCCACGAGCCTTAGATATATCAATAAGTTTTGCACTAAGTTCTTCTACAGCAGCAGCAGCACTTATTGATCCACTTTCAACTCCTGCTAATATTTCTTCAACAGTTAAATTTACTAATGCGCCTTCTACACCTGCTATTGCATCAGCTGTTCTTGTTAAATTTTTCAATATATCTTCATATGCGGCTGTAACACCTGAAGCTTCACCAATTTTAACAATTACTCTATCAAATGCATCACTCAATCCTTGTTCTAATTGAGGAATAGTTTGTCTAGTTGAATTAAATGCAGCACTTAATGCTTGAGAGCTATTAACCATTTCAAAGAATGCATCAGCAGTTAATTCTCCTGCTTGAGACATTCTTCTTAATTCACCAACAGTTAATCCACTTTCACGTGCCATAATAGCAAGTGCAGGGCCTAATGCTTCAACAATTGAATTGAATTCGTCACCACGTACTGTGCCTGATGCCATTGCTTGTCCAAATTGACGTATGGCGCCAGCCGCAGTACCAGCATCAGCACCTGAAATAGCTAGTGCTTGTTGGAACTTACCTGTAACACTAAGAATTTCATCTTGGCTTTTTCCAAGTTCTTCAGTGGCAAGTGTTAATTTTGTATATAAATCAACAGTATCAGCGAAACTTGATCTATTATCTTTGGCAGCTTGGGTAAGTTTACCCATTGTGTCATTAAGTTCATCCTGGCTGCTTGTAATTAATCTAAGTTGGTTTTCGTAATTTTGAAATTTAGCACTAGTATCTACAATTTGTCTACCAAATTCTTTTAATTTATCAACTGCTAAGACAGCAACAAATCCTTTTACTGCGGTACTAAGATTACCTAGAGAAGTTGTTGCTCCTCTAGTATCCATTTCTAATATATAACGATCCTTTACTGTTGCCATCTTTTAAGCCCTCATATTTTTCTTATTAATTGTCTAATATAATCAATCGTAGCATCTGTCATACCATTTGGAGCTTGTTTACTCCATCCTGTATTGAGTCTATTAGCATAATCATAATTTGCTTGTATTTCGTTACCTCTTAATTTAGTACTTCTACGAGCATTACCTTTATCGATAGGTGTTAATTCTTTAAATTTATCAGCAGCTTTAGATTTAACTTTAGGAAACTCACGTTCTAGTTGTTTCAACCTACGCCTTATATTATTTGTTTTTTGTACAACTCTCAATTTTTGTTCCTTACTGCATCCATCATAGCCAACATATCCTCTTGACTCATTTCAGGCACATCATTGTCTCCTGATGCTTTTTTATTTAGATAGTTTTCATATTGTAGTGCAGTCATTGCACATCTAACATCTATACTATTGCCCATCTTCAGTACTTGACTTGGTAGCGCACCATATCTTTTCGCTACCATATCAAGTGTTAACCAAGCGTTTATTTCTCCTCTTGGGTTACTGA